CTGACCATGCAGGAGACGCTTCGCCGATTCAATATGGCCGAATGCGGCAGCCGCTTCCAGATCGACGGCCGCATGACCATCGAGGAGCTCGACGAGAGGCTATCGAAGCCTCGTTCGGCCGACTTCGTGGTGATCGACTCGTTCCAGTACGTTCAACTGAGCTACAAGGAGTACATAGCCTTCAAGGAGCGCCACCGCAACAAGCTGTTGATCTTCGTCAGTCACGCCGACGGGAAGCGCCCGGACGGGCGATCGGCCACCAAGGTGATGTACGATGCTGCGCTGAAGATCTGGGTCGAGGGCTACAAGGCCTTCAGCAAGGGCCGCTTCATCGGGCCGACAGGCGAATGCACGATCTACGAGGAGGGCGCCCGTCGCTATTGGGGGGGGGTAAACCAGTAAAACAAAATGATATGGACCTGAATTCACAAAACAAGGTAATGCGGGCCGGTTTCATGATCATTCGCAAGGATGATCAGCCGCAGCCGCGAATCAAGTACAAACAGTTCGGATTTCCCGATTGGCGGACGCTCGAGAAGTTCTCGACCAAGGCCGAACGGGACCGGCGATTCAAAGAGCTGACGAAAGACAGCACCATCATCGAGGATTAGACATGAAGACAATGAAGATCTACATCAGTGGCAAGATCTCCGGGCTGCCCATCAGCGAGGTGGTCACCAAGTTCCGGGAGGCCGAGCGGAAGATCCGCAAGTTCGGGCAGACCCCGATCAACCCACTGAACAACGGCCTCCCCATCGAGACGGAGTGGGCCGACCAGATGGGCAAGGACATCGCGCTGCTGCTGCGCGCCGATGCAATCTACATGCTACCGGATTGGCAGCACAGCGATGGAGCAACCATCGAGTATCTGATCGCCCGACAGAGGCGAATGCGAATTTTTCTGGCCGAAACCTTCGACGCGCATGTTGCGCTCGAGATGAACAAGATTCTGACCCATGAAACGGAAGCGTAACTATTCACGGTTGTATGCCATTGCCAAGGCCAAAGGCATCGACCTCGAGGAGCATAAGGAGGTGCTGGTGTCGCAGTTCACCGGAGGGAGGACAACCTCCCTTCGGGAGATGACTCCGGCTGAATACGAAGAGATGTGTGAATGCCTGCAGACCGGCAAGTCAATCGGGGATGACACGGCCGAGTACAAGGAACGGCTTCGCAAGGCGCGATCGGCGGTATTGAACCGGATGCAACGCCTCGGGGTGGATACGGCCGACCGGACATTCGCGGCCGTAAACCGGTTCTGCATGAACTCCCGCATCATTGGCAAGCCGTTCGGGCTGCTTTCCGTTGAGGAGCTGCAGGCGCTGATCCCGAAGCTGGAGGCGATGCTGCGGAAACCTCGGACCGTAAAGCCCCAGCGCATCATCCACATTCCGTTGTTCATTCGACCTGATCAATTGCCGAGCTGATGGAGAAGCCTACGATTACGATCGATCCGGCAGGGCCGGGCGGAAACGTCTTCGCGGTGATGGCCGAGGCGAGATCCGCGATCATTGCGGCGGCCCGGAAGGCCAGCTTCATGAAGGTCAGGGAGGACAGAGAACAGGATATCGCGGCTGCAGAGGCAGAAGCGGGGACAATGATGCGGGAGGTGATGCAGGCCCACTCATACGATGAGGCACTCTCCGTCATTCGGAGATATGTAACGATTCAAGAGAAAGGAGGCAGCCTATGAGGTAGTTTCAGTTCGGGCAGCGACAGGTATAAGACAACTATGGGAAAAGTTGGCTGTTTGGAAAGCAAAATCAAATCAGAGGTTCAAGTCCTCGGCTGCCCGCAAACCTTTCAAAGATAACAGACATGAAGTGGATAAAAGAACCGGTCCCGCTTACCGGGTATTACGATCAGATGCTCGCCCTCGACAAGAGGGAGGCAGCGTTGCTGGCAAGGATCCTTCAAAAGCCGTTGAAGGAGCTCCGAAAACGTCTTGAACGGCTGGACGACATTCATGAGTCCGGGGAAGCCACCGAGCGGCAGGAGAACCGCCGCTGTGAAACAGAGGAGAAGGTGTCGCTGCTTGAGTATTTCATTGAACTTTCACCAAAAGAATAGCCTATGAAACGGATATTATTGGGCATCGCCGCGCTGCTTGTGACGGGATGCTGCTCATGTCGAAAGACGATCGTATTTGTAGAAGACCCCTATACGGCGAGCTGCAGCTATTTGTCGGTTGGCCGAGAAGTGCGCCCATCGGCGCCGCGGTTCATCCCCCGCAATCGCAGGGATTCGTTGCTGATGAAGGTGATGGAGGCAAGTATGAAGGCCAAAAGAGAGACCGATGAGGCGACAAGACATCTCAACCCGTTGTATCGATAACCACGAAACGATCATGGCGATGAACGGCAAAGAACGGGCAACTCCGGCCCTTTTCATCAACGGCCGGCCAGTCGGAGATGTGCAAACGATGGATTTTGCTGGTGATGACAGCGAGGCTACGTCGATGGCGGACGAATTTGCAACGATGAGGCAGTCGGTCTTTAAGTTCTCTGGAGCGATAGTGGATTTGGATCTGGATCTCCTGAAGATGTTCTTGGGTGTACGCTCTTTGAGCCGTCGACGGGTACGTCGGCGCCGATCGGTACCGATAAAACGCGACTCAAGCAAGCGCCGCAAACAGCGGCTGACGAGGCTTCAGCGACGCCGGAAACGGCAAGTCAAGAGGATGTCGTAATGCCTTGAAAATAAATGTGAATTGTCTTGCGTGTACGGAATAGTAGTGTTATGTTTGTCATACAATTAAACGGATTGAGAACCAATAAAATAAGCAGATATGAAACGAGAAAAAGCACTTCAGATTGCAACGAATTTCTACACCTTTCGCATGGGGAGTGAGCCGGTATCTATGACCGTGAAATACGAGGATCCCAAAGATGGCCGCGTGGTACTGGTCGCAGCCGATCACGACATAGAGGAGGACGAGGAGGTTCTGTACGAAATCGAGATTAACCCGATGGCCGATTCGATCACCATGAAGAAGATCCTCTGCGAGTTCTCTGCAAGCCATTTTATGCAGGGGACCAAGCAAATCTCCGAACTGCGCCAAGGCGATCAGTTCCGTCTGTCTGGAGATTGCCTTGTATATGAGTTCTGCGGGTCTGAATTCCGGTTTGGCTGCACGAGATATATGGTCCGGCCGACAACCGGTCGCGGAACCCAGTGGATCTCCGCGGACGTTGAGGTTTGGCCCTGCAAATAATACTGCACGATGGCAATCCCGAAAATGACAGCAGCAGAACTCGCCGAGCTGAAGGCCATAGCACTTGCATCGCTATGGCCTTCCACAGACGAGCAGATGGCGGCCTATGAGGCCACCGTGAAGCTCCGGAAGCTGCCCGAAAAGTTCCGCACGCCGGAGTTCGTCTTCAGGGCTGTGCGAGAAAAGAAAAACCAACAATCAACTATGGATATCACGAAAATGACAGCAGCGGAACGCGCCGAACTGAAGGCGCAGCTTGAGGCCGAAGAGCGTGCCGAGAAACAGAAACGCGAAGACGATGTCGCCGCCTATAAGTCCGCCGTGGACGAGTTCTGCCGGTTGAAGTTCTCCCGACTAAAGGCCATGAGCGAAGAGATGCGTCGTCTCAAGGACGAGGTGTTCGCCGAGGCCGAGACGTTGATCAAGCTCAAGGAGGAACTGTTCAAAACGAAATCCGACCGCCACAGCGACCAGTTCACCACCTCCGATGGTCGCATCACGCTGGCGCTGGGCAACCGCACGAACGACGGCTGGGACGATACGGTCGAAGTCGGTGTTGCCAAGGTCAAGGAGTTCATCAAGTCGCTGGCCAAGGATGACGACTCGGCAGCGCTGGCCGAGATGGTTATGAATCTGCTGGCCAAGGATCGCAAAGGCAATCTGAAGGCGAGCCGCGTGCTGCAGCTCCGGGAGATTGCCCGAAAGTCAGGATATCCCGCGCTCATCGAGGCAACCGACATTATCCAGAGCGCATACCGCCCCGAAGAGACTTGCCAGTTCATCTCGGCATCCTACAAGGATGACAAAGGCGTCAAGCACACGCTTCCGCTCTCGATGGCAGCCATGGACTGACTGCCCGGTGACAAGAAACCCCGCATCCAAAAGGTGCGGGGTTTTGTTTTATCGAACCCGATGCAGAGATAGGTCTCGATCGAACAGCTGGATGTAGAGCACGTCATCTTCGATGTGGCCGGTTGCGGTGTTCGCTCCTGTGTTGATCGATACCTCCTTCCCGTCAATCGAGTATCTGTACTCTTGTTTCACCGCGTCGAATCCCTCGTATTTCCACTCGGCCGTGCATTTGTGATCGGCCGCGAAATAGATCGTATCGGTTCGATCTTCATCGACCTGGCTCCATACAGTACCGACCAGTTCGTCGGACGTCGGAGTTTCGTCTTTCGAGCAGGATGTTGCCAGCAGGCAACAGGATAGAAAAAGGAGCAGATGTTTCATGAGGTGTGATTTTGCTGCAAATATACGGAAAAGTGTTATTTTTGTGGTGACAAAATATTTGAAGCATGGGAAAATTCTACCTCATAGAGAAATTCGATGCAGACCATCATGAGTGGAATGTTGCGACGCCATTTGTTTACGATACGTCTGAAGAGGCGGAATTGAGCTTGATAAATACTTTTGAGGATCATCATACCCCCGGGCTATATCGAATCGTGGAGGTTGAGCAATATCGGGAGGTGTTAAGATTGACGGTCGATCCGGAATAGCATGGAAAAATTCTATCTCATACTGAAGCTCGACGAAGCCAAACAAGCGTGGTATCTTGCGACGCCGTTTATGTTCGAAACATACGACGAGGCGAGAGTATTTTTGTTGAATCCTTACGAGGAATATAGTGACGACGGGTCGTATCAAATTGTGGAGGTTGAACAATGCCGGGTGGTGTCAAGTTTTAGGCTTGAATCGAAAAAAAAATAACGACCGGATGAGTTGATGGGGAGGGACGTTCAGTTCCTCCCTATTTTTTGCTTAATCCGTTAAGCGTTTGAAGGAGACGACGATTTTCTCTTTATTTTTGTTGAATCCAAATCAAATCATGGAAAGAGGAAGGAATAAAATGCTTATTGCCAACCGCAACGAGGCGCTCTGTCGTAGGTGGTACTACTGGACAGAGCAGCAGCGTCTGCGGTTTGATGATGCATTGAAGATTCTATCCGAACAGGAGTTCTTCCTCTCTGAACAACGGATCCTTGCCATCATTCGCCAATACAGCCGCGAGAACCCTGATAGCGGCATCAAGCCGATGCCGAAAGTCAAAGTCCCGCGGCTGACTGCAGCGCAACTGCGTCTCTTTACTGGCGAGAATTAGCGGCTGCCCATTTCGATCCATACGAGAACGTGGTCTCGTATACCTTCAGGCCGCCTCCGATAGAATATTCTCTCTCCCGGACACGGGAGATCGCAGATGAAGCTGACTTGATTTTGAATCCCTGTATGGCGTTGAATACCTCTCCGTTCAGGGCGTCCCGCTCGAGGATCCGGTCTTCTGTCGTGGAACCGATGTGCGTGTCGTCGTAGCAATCGATTGCCAGCTTGATGGTGAATGACGCATCCCCTCGCTGTATAGCGGGTTGGCCTGCATTCAATGTCTTCCACTCTGTCCCGTCGGCGTTGATGAGGACGGCCGGGAAGACTACAGGATACTGGTCTTCCTCGACCTCGAGCTGCCCGTAGTCTTCATCGATGGTCACGATTTGGGGAACTTTTTCCCGGATGCGCTTCATGAGCGCGAGTTTCATGTTTTCCATTGTGATTGAGTTTATAAGTTGAGTACGCGTTTGGCCCGATTCTCTATTTCGGCCTGTATAGAATTGACGAGCTCTTCGCTTCGGCCGAGGAATTGTCGTTGAGGGATGGAGATCTTCAGTTTCTTTTTCTTCGTCAGAGCAAGCGCCCGCCACTTCGCAGCTTCCGGAGAAACCTCGACAGGCCCCTTTTTGGCTGTTTTCCGGCCTTTTCTGTTTCTTTTCGACTGTCCGCTCGACTTGTAGAACATCGCCCAGGCAAAGCGCCGCATTTGGGGCGTTACTTTGGGTTCGACAACTCCTCCCCAGTTGTGAATAGGGGCATAGGGAACTTCGTTCGCCACGCGCACCCGATAATCGGATGGGGTGTACTTGATCGAGCTGAACAGGTGGTTCCGGCTGGAGAGGAGTGTGCCGTAATTGCTGGCGGCATCGGACTTACCGGACGACAATCGTTTTGCCTTCGGCCACGGATGCAGCCCGTTGTTGACAAATCCTCCTTTCCGGAAGTTGTCCTGAAAGTGATCCTTGGCCATCCGCCCGGCGACGACAGGCATTTCCCGGCGCATCATGTCGTCCAGCTCTTTCCGTTTTCGCTGGATCAGTTTTGCAAAATCTTGTATGTCCATAGTCAACAACCGAAAATATTTTGTAATTTTGTGTCGAATATCAATCTATCAGACGATGAACGTCCCTGAACAGATCAGAACAGCAGCCCGTGGGCTTATTGAGCAATACGGCGAGTCCTTCGATTACCTCGGTAGCGTCGAAGGTCAGGAGGCCTATTTGTTCAAGTTCCCGAAGGATTCCTGTACGGGCTTCCCGTTCTTGTTCCTGTACGATGGAAGCCAAGCCACCGAAGTAACCGGCCCCTCCGTCTTTGACTTCATCAGCCTATACGTCAAAGATCTCGATGAACTTGAGGTTGAATAACTTGTTGTCCACCCTCATTATTCCTCGGCAGTTATGGGAGGTTGAGGCCCCTCTCTCACACAGATATTTGACATCCTTCCACTCCATGCCAGACCCTTCAGAATTGTCTGACTGAGGCTCGATATACCGCAACTCGCCGTCAGCGAAACGCTGAAGGATGGTTGCGTGTCCCGAGCCGCCTTTCCAACCAATGCACAGTTCGTATACACCCTCCTCTTTGCATACCTCGTTGAAATACTCCATGTATCGCTTTGGGGTCATCCTCTGGTACCCCTTCGCGTCGAGCCAGCTGTTTATGCTGACATGACGGGCCGGAGTACCGTCTGCATTCATCCAGACTTCGAAGGCACGGCCTCGGCTTAAATATTCGAGCTTCGATCCCGGCGTGTTCCCCTTTGCCGTTACATCGAATCCGCGTAGCCGTAGCGCGTAGGCCGGGGCGCATGTTTGGCAGTTTATGCTGAACGGCATGTCCCTTGCCCGGTCGTAGTTCTTGTTCTTGCTGTATCGATTTCCCCGTCCATCCCGGTAGATTCCGGTCGGATCCAACACGAGCTCGTTAACGTGCTGCGGATTGGCGTTCTGCTTGTCCGCTTCCTCTACGCTCATCGGCTTCGCCTTTGCGATGTTGAGGGCTTTCTCAATTTCGAGATTGTTCCGGGCTATGGCCATCTTCTCCTCATAGGAAAGGCTGTCCGACATCTCGGCGATCATCTCGTCGATACGTGCCATCAGCTTGTCTACGGCCTTCTTCGCTCCCTTGCGAGCTTCGCTTTGATAGGGGTGCTGATCCGAGAACAGCTTGGCGTCTTTGCCCGGGTTGTTTTCGAGGCCCTTCTGCGGCTTGTCAAGCGGCGACGATTCCGGTACCGGAGTCTCGGGCTCGTCTGTCGAGGAGAGGCTGCACTTGCAGTTCCAGCGATCTCCGGGTCGATGCTCGCTCCAGAAAGCATCGTCGATGGGACGAATCGTTCCCCAGAAACGCTTATGGTCTAACCCCGGATGGATCGAGGTTGACTCGACCCAGCGCAGATTCGGCAGGATGTCCTTCTCCCGTTCGAACTGCCGCCAGTCGGCAGCTTGATGAGCTCGAATGACGGCTGTGTCGTATTCGGTGCGAAGCCAGGTGCCGACCTGATGGGACGCGATCGGCATAACCTCGTTTTTCCACTGTTCGAACGGTTTTAGATTGCCCTTCGAATCCAGTAAAAGCCGGGCCATGTCGTTCTGCATACGATGCACCTTGAATGCCGAGAATACGGCATTGTTCCGGAGGATCTCGTTCCGGAAGTCTTCGTCGGGGTCTGCAGCTCGAGACTGCCCGAAGCCTTCTTTGGCTGCGTTGTTGATCTGTGCCCATATCTCGTTGAACAGGCACACCTCGATCTCCGAGGCTGGGTGGAACTCCTTGCTGTAGATATTCAGCAAGGCGCGGCGCAGCACGTCGTCGGAGAACTCGAATCCGGCCGAAACGTCGCTGTTCTGGATACCGTACAGGTTGTCGACTACCAGTCTAAATCCGCCCCCGAATCTTCGGGGGCGCGGCCGAAAAAACTGCGCAGCGCATCTCGAATGGATCGTGACCTTTTTTTGCCGTCATCCGGATCTTCGTCTTCTTGGTCGTCCTCCTTTTTCTGTGAGGAGGTTTGACTGGAGGTCGTTGAGGGTATAATCTGACGAGCCGCCCGTTGCTCGGCCTTGAGCTCGTCGTAGTTGTCCGGTTTTGGAATGCCGAATTCGTCGTAGAGGAAATCGTCGCTGATCGGCAGACCGGCCTCCTGCTTCAGCTTGCAGATGATGTCGGCCTGCTGCTTCATGTCCTTCTTTTTGGGAGGAACGAACGCGAACTTCCCGCCTCGAGTGTCAATCCCCATTGAGGCAAATACATCCGTCACCTCGTAATTCAGGGTGTTGAGGATTCGCCGTTTGATGAAGAATGCGATGTCGACCTCTCCTTCCTGCTGGACGGTTCCGAGGGCTTGTGTTCCCTTATCCCCGGCCTCGGTTGTCAGCGTATTGCCGTTCACAGCCTTGCTGATCTCGTTGTTGCAGAACGTCGAGAACTTCTCGTAAAGATCCCCGCTCGATGAGACATTGGATGGCTGGATGAGATTGATCTTGGTCCCGTCCGGATGGATGATGACGCTGGCTCCGCCCATCTTGGCGATGTCTTCGACGAGCTTCTCCCGAGCTGCGTTGTCCCAGGCATCATAGGTGCCCTCGCGGATTGGTCGGCCGAAGATCTCGCCGAGTTCAGCCCAGTCTGCTACGTTGTTGCGTTTGAGAATGACCCAGAAGGCCGGTACGGCCAGACTGCCGATCTGGCGGGGATTTCCGACGTAGAGCAAATCGGAGAATTCATCCCAGCTCGTACCGATGAGGTCTGTCTGGTTGCGTAGGATTGTGCGGTTGATCGGGTCGACGTGCTTTCGAGGGATCAGCTCGTAGTCAATCCACCCGTTTTTGTCTCGGAAGAACTGGAAGAGCGAGCCTCCGACTCCCACCCATTCGTCGTCGATCAGATCCTCGATGAACCGGCCGAACCACGGAGAGTCGATGTAGTCCTGCATCCGCTCGTCCGGTTCGCCGTTTCGGACGAACTGAATCGGGGTCGATAGAATGGCAGCCTTTTGTTTCCGACGGACGGCGAACAGGTGAGTATCGATCATCACGTCTTCGTAAAGATCGATCAGTTTTGCCCTTCGAGGGAAGTCGATAAGCTCGGCCTTCCGGATCGCTTCCATGTATGCCGATACGTCGAGCCCTCCGCGGCGGGTGGGCTGCAGGACGATCGTCTGCGTCGGCGTTTGTCCAATATTCCCGCCGGCGGTTATCCGTTTGCTTTTTTTGCTGCGTGCCATATCAGAAATAGTTATTTCGTTTCGGGTTGCTGCGAATCTGGAATTGGGAAGCGGCCGAACGGTCCTCCTCCTTTTCGATCTCCGGCAACCCGTCTACGGAGATGTCCCCCTTTCGTACACCTTTGAGCCACTCGATGGCCCGTTCGTATCGATCCACCCGGATCTGCGACATGTTCCGAGGATTGTGGATCGAGAAGATGTGGTAGATGGCAATGTCGATCGCCATCATCAGCACGAGCTGATTCCGGTCCTCTCCCTGCGCGGAGAACACCTTGCTGCAGTCGTAGCGGGCCGATAGATATCCGCGCATCTCGGCGATGGCCCGGTCTTCGCAGATCTCGATGATCTGCTTGTCTGACCGGATCAGGGAGTCGAGGATCTCCTGATGAATGGAGGCGTCGTAGTCCTCCGGGTTGATGAATGCTGCCATTATTGTCTGTATTTATTCCGGCGAGAAACAACCGTGCGCGGGATGGCCGTCATTGGCTGCATTTCGCCCATTTTGTCGTCGATAAATCGATTGCCACCCTCGACACAGTCCACGCCGTCGGCGTGAAATTTCAGGGCCATGGTGAAGAATTTGAACTCCTCGTCGAGCGCCTTCATGTGTGGATCCTCGCGCTCGGCCTCGTTGAGGACCAGCAACCCTTCCCGATGCAGTGGCTCGAGGTTCGCCTCGATGCGGACGGCCTTGTCGGTCTTCTTCTTCTCGTCGGGAATAACCGACAGGTTGATGCCGATCTCACGGCTTTTGCGGGCAAATGCCGGTCGAAACACCTGCTGAAAGAACGGGTCCTGCAGGGAGTTGTTCTCCTGCACCAGAAAGATCGGAACCTTCGTTCGCGCCCTGGCATACAGGTAGAGGGTGAAAAAATGCGAGACGAACTCCTCGGTGGTCATTTTCCCGAGAAATCCTTTGATGACGTAGAGGACCCGGCCAACTTTGCCGAGCAGCCACACCGCCTTCAACGATCCCTTCTTGTTCTTGGCCGAGCCCTTTGCCTCCGATTGAGTCGGGTCGGCATAGACACACAGGAACGGGAACTGCCGCCATGGCACTCGGCCCCATTTGCGAGGGCCGAAGGTTTTGCCTTCGACGATCGGGTTGTTGAAGTATTCGGCCTGCTGCGCTTTGGTCGAGATCTTCGACAGCGCCCGATCGATACTCTCCTCGGTGTTCTTTTCCGGCCACGTGCTTCGGCCGCGTTCGTCGCGGATATTCACGATGTCCCAATGGTCGGCCATCGCCCCGGCCCGAGCAATGCAGCAGTCCTCGGCGATGATGTTCCCGCACCAGATCACCAACAGCGGCTCGGAGGTTGATCGGGTCGGATACAAGGCGTGTTCCCACCAGTCCCACTTCTTGTCGAGGACGTCGGGGTTCATGCACTCTTCGTCAGTGTCGAAGTCGTCAAGCAGCAGGACGTCCGGGCGCACGGCTTCGTTGCGGGCGCCACGCGGCGCATCGCCGGCTCCGACTCCGATGAACATCGCGCCGCCTCGGGTCTTGAATTCAAGCTCGGCCCATTCGCCGACGCACGCTTGTTCACCGTAATATTGGATGATGCGTCGGTTCGACTCGAGGTTTGCCCGGTACGGCGCGAGCAAACGGGCCGCCGCCTTCTGTGTGGCCGATGCCAGAATAACCGTACTCTTCTTGCCCGTCAGCACCAAACGCAGGACGGCCATCATCACCTTGGTACTCTTGGCCAGCTCACGACTCCACGACAGCACTTCGTACCATTCCGGATTGTAGAGCACTCGCTTTCGAGCCTTCGCCTGAAAAGGCGCCGACGGATATTTCGCATACTTCGGGAAGAAGAACCGTTCCCACTCCTCCTCATTTCCCGGCGCTTCGAGCCAAAGCCGGTGCTTCTCGATGTCTGCGGCAGACATCGATTCATCAATGGGCGTATCGTTGTAGATGGACTCTTTGAGGGACTCCCATTCCTTCAAAGCCTCTCGGTCGACCTGTTTCATTTGATCAGCGATTTAATAAACTTGTCGAACAGTCCGGTGAAGGTCTTGGTGAGGTCCAGATCGACAGGACGCAGCCATGCGATGAAGCGTTGTGCCGTGCTTACAATCTCGTGGATCCCGAGCTCGGTCTCGAGCTTGTTGATCGAGTTGGTCAGTTTGGCTATGGTGTCGGCTTCGGCCGGCGTGGCGAAGCGTTTACCCTGCTCGCGAGCGATGATGTTGTTGTTGATCTCGACGATCTGCCGCTGGAGATTCTTGATCTGCTCTTCCCGCGTCATGGTGAGCGAGGCCTTGTGTTCCTCCCAGTGGTCGGCCTTCGACCATCGAATAATGGTCTGACGCGACACCCCGCACGCTTCGGCGATTTCCGCCTGCGTGCGGTTTTCGTTGATGTACATGGACATGGCCCATCGGCGCATTTGTTCAGATGTCATCTTTGTCATTGCGGTAGTATTGTTTTCCGCAAAATTGCCCCATAAACGGCTGCTGCGCAAATCGAAAAAACACGATGAAGGCTTATGTGATCGTGTTGATTCTGTAACATTTCATGATAAAATCCCGATTTGGAGGGCGTGAAAATACGATCCATTTTTGCGGCAAACCAAGCACGAAATGGAACGCATTTTTAATATCATCCCCGGACCGCAGGCCGACACCTGCTGCATCCTTCTGTATGGCGAAATCGGAGACTATGCAGACGTGACAGCATCGGACATCGTCTCGAGGCTCATGGCGGCCGAACAAACCTACCGAAAGATCGACGTGAGGATCAATTCTGTCGGAGGCGAGGTGTTCACCGGGATCGCCATCTTCAATGCCCTCCGCCAATCGAAGGCGGAAATCACAATCTACATCGACTGCATCGCGGCCTCTACCGCATCGTTCATTGCCGGCTGCGGCCGACCGGTGAAGATGGGCAGATTCGCCCAGCTCATGCTGCACCGACCGACCAGTTATGCGCGCGGCGATGCGAAGAAGCTCGCCGCGAGTGCAGCACAGCTTGAGCAGATCGAAAACATCCTCTGTCAGATCTATGCGGAACGGACCGGCAAGACGGTAGAGGATATTCGGAACACCTACATGGATGGCACGGATCACTGGCTGACGGCGGATGAGGCGCTCGCGCTGGGCTTTGTCGACGAGATATTCGACGACCCGAGTGCGGAGGCGATAACGGATTCGCTGACACCGCAGCAGCGCTGCGACCGTTACACGGCGCGTTACCTGGGCTCTATTGTACCACTTAATACCGAGAAACAAATGTTCGAAAAAATCAAAGGAATGCCGACCTTCTCCGACTGTGCGGACGAGGCGGCGGCCGTTGCCCGCATTGCGGACATTGCGGCGAAAGCCAAGGAGCGCGATGCTCTGGCCAAGGAGATCGAAGCCTTGAGGAACAAGGTCTCCGAGTACGAGGAAAAGGAACGTTCGGCGCAGGAGGCTGCCTACGATGCCGAGGTCGACGCTGCGCTCAAGGAGGAACGAATCTCCGCCACTGAAGCGGACAGCTTCAAAGCGCTGATGCGGAAGGACCCGGAGAACACCCGGGCGCTGCTTTCTTCGCGCAAACCCAAGCGCCGGGCAACCTCCGTGATTGATACGGCCGGCGGCGAATCCAAGACCGACAAGGACTACCTCGCTGAGCGCGAGGCGGAAGTTCGTGCAAAGCTCGAAAAGTAACCAACAATCCAATCATCAACACTATGGCAAATCCCAATATTCAGACTGCCTATCCCGGTGAGGTCCTTGATCAGATTCTGGTCAAGGCTGCAACCGGCAATCAGCTCTTTGAGAAGGGGCTGATTCACTTGGAAACCAATATCGGTGACAAGTTCTACATCCCGCGTATGCAGCTCTCGAAGCTGCTGCAGAAGCGCGTTGAAATGCCCAAGAGCGAGAACTCGAAGGGCGAGTTCAAGATCGACGAGCGTGTGCTGGATCCGAAAGACATCATGGTCTACATCGAGTTCAACCCCCGATCGTTCGAGAAATTCTGGCGGAAGTACCAGCCGACCGGCAATCTCGTATTCAGCGAGCTCCCGGCCAATGTGCAGGTGATTATGCTGAACGAGGTCCTCAAGCAGGTAGGATCGGAGCTCGGATATCACTTCGTACAGGGCCAGTCGGGCGAAGAAGAGGAGCAGTTCTTCGACGGCATCCTGACCCGCATCTTGGCTGACGAGGGCGTCGTGAAGGCAACCTGTGAAAGCACGAGCATGATCGCCCGTCTCCGTTCTGTGTGGGAGAAGACGGCAGAGAAGGTCCGCGATCAGCCGAACTTCACCTTCCTGATGTCGTCGGCCGACTTCGACAAGTACGACAACGAGCTGACCGATCTGCATCACAAAGGCGCGGATCCGACCTCGACGAACATCCCCCGATTCAAGGGCAAGCGAATCGCCGCGCTGAACGACCTGCCGTCGGATGTCATCATCGGAACGCTCTGCTCGCTGGGCACGGATTCGAATCTCTACGCCGGCTGTAATCTCGCGGACGACTACAACTGCCTGCAGGTCGACAAGGTGCAGGCCAACGGCGAGCTCTACTTCATCAAGATGCTGATGAAGGCCGATACGCAGATCGCATGGGGCGAACTGGTCACGCTGCTCGACTGCCGGGCGGTTGAGGACGATCTGGAAGGTTAAACCTCTAAAACATAAATACGATGAAACTGAATCTGAAAGTAGAAAAGAAGTTCAAGGACAAGGAAACGCAGGCGCTTCATCAGGTGGGTGAGGTGTTCTCTCTCAGCGACGAGTCTGCCGAGCGCATCAACGACCTGCTGAAACGCGGTCTTTGCTCCGTAGCGTCCGTCGAAATCCCGACGCCCGAGACCGACAAGCTGGAGAATTCGGGCAATGCCTCCAAAAACGAAGGCGAAGCTCCGAAACTTGTGATGTTCCGTGAGAAGGAGTATCCGCTGGCCGCTGTGCGTGTAGCGCTTGAGTCGATCGGCGCTCCCATTGCGAGCAATGGCGGTGTGCCGAGTGCCACCAAGAAGATCGAATCGCTGACCGATGAGCAGGCGGATGCTCTGGCGGCTGCTCTGTCGAATGTCGAGTAGTCATGAAACCGGCAGAGTTCAAACGCAAATACTATCCGGACATCGAGCGGGTCTGCGCCGAGACAGGGCTGAATCCCCTGTTCGTGGCGGCGCAGGCCGCGCTCGAAAGCGGATGGGGCGATTCGGCAATTGGCAACAACCTCTTCGGGCTTACGGCCGGCGACAAATGGACGGGAAAACGACAGAGGATTCGCACGTTCGAATACTTCGACGATGCGTATCAGAGTGGCCGATTCGATAAGGTCTATTCGATTACCCGATCCTCGGACGGCCGATACCGATACGAGGTTGATCGGGAGTTTCGGGACTACGATACGCTGGAGGATGGTATCCGGGACCACGCAAAGGTCCTTTCGGCCAAGCGCTATGCCTCGGCGATGGCGTATCGAAACGATGTAACCCGATTCGCCTATGAGATCGCCAAGGCCGGCTATTGCACGGCAGACCCGACAACCTACGCTGACTTGATCTCTGATATCGCTCGGATGATTGAGCGCGTGTAAAGCGACAAAACAATGGAAAGATGGCCTGTAATCAAAGACATCCTGCTCGTCTTCCTCCCGGTGATCAGCTCCGTCGTTACGTGGTTCGTCTCGCGCCGCAAGAGGAATAACGACTTCCTTTCGGAGATGCAGGCTTCCATCAACCTGTTGTCGACCGAGAACAAGGAGATCCTTGGCGAGAATGTCCACCTGCGACGTGAGAACGCCGAGTTGAAGGCCAATCAGCAAGAGATGATCGAGAAACTCAACAAACTGACACGAGAGGTGGAAAACCTCCGGAGGAATTTTAGCAAGAAAGAGAATGGAAAAGTTAAGAAAGATACCTCTTCTGCTCCTGCTCGTGATGCTTCTGGCATCCTGCGCGACCAGCAGAACGACGTCGACCTTGCAAGAGGCGACCTTGCAGGAGGCGCACCAATCCGAAAGAGCCGAGGAGGTCGCAGCCGCAACTCTCGACGAGCAGCGGCACAATGTACAGCAGACGCAGACGGACGTCTTGACGACGAAGCAGTTGTTTGCGGAGCCGATTCCGAGCGAGCAGACCTCGCTGGAGATACCGACACAGAACCTCCTTAACCTTCCTGAAGGGGCGAAATACGGGACGCACTCCGGCCGAGCATCGGTTGAGGCGGAACGGCGCGGGGATAACATCGTCGTTACAGGTAAATGTGATAGTATAGCTCGCCGATGCGTCTACTTCGAGAGCCAGGTGTTCCGACAACGGGAGGTGATTGACTCGCTGGCCCAGCTTCTCATCGCCGAACGTGCAAAATACAGGCAGCTCGATTCCCTGAGCAGCGCACGGTCGGGAACCATGCAGGTGGTCCAGACAACCCGGAAGTCTCCGGCGACATGGCACTGGTGGCTTCTGTTCGGGTTCCTCGCGGGTGGAACCACAGCGTCGTTGCTGACCAAAACGAACCCGTTGAAAACGATTGTTCAACTCATTAAACAGATTCTTTAATATGGCAACATTGCATGACGGCGCAATCTATGGTCTGCATCAGTTCTCGTTCAAGGGGACGGTCTGGGGCTATATCAGCGACGATTCTATCGAGTGGGGCGGAGACAACATCAGCACAGAGGACGTCTGGGCGGCCCAGAAACGGCGGGCGCCTTTCAAACGACTCGTTAGCAGCCCGGGGTCCGATGTGTTGAGCGGGGATCTGATTCAGCTTATCCCGAAAAATCTTCAGGCCGCACTCGGCGGAACGCTCAACGGAACAGGAGACAAATGGTCGGCGCCCACGGAAACGATCATCGAAGAGGGCCCGCTGGAGATCACGACTGCGGATGGCGTGGTGATCAACATCCCCAAGGCATCGTTAGTGGCAAAACCTCAAGGGTCATTCGGATATTCGGATGTGTTCAAGATCCACTTCGAGTTCACGATCATGACTCCGGATGATGAGGCGGAAGCTCCTTATACGATTACCTATCCAACCGGTGAAGTAATGGAGGGATGATGAAACCGCACAGTTTCGAGATTAAGGCGGCGGATGCCCTGCTTGACGCGGGGATTTCGCTGCCTTTTTTCAAAATCTTTGGCCGTGAAGTGCGGCTGACGATGAAGAGGCCCTATTTGGGTGGATTGATCCGATACTCTAAGTTGTATCGAGAAATCGGGTATACGTTCGAAGAGATTGAAGCCTTTTCCAATGATGAGGCGCTTCGGTTTGTAGCCGAGCACGGGCGGAAACTTTCTCGTATGATCGCGTTGATGGTCTGTCGAGGACTATGGTCTGGAGCTATATTCGTCGTGCCAATGGCGTGGCTGGTTCGAATTTGCTTACCTCCCGAGTATTTGTCGATGGCAAACGTTGAGTTCGGTAAGCTGCTGCAAACGCACCCTTTTACGAATATTATCAAATCGATCGAGGTAGTCAATCCGATGAGATCGAGGATGAGCCCGCCCCAAAAGGTGCAAAGGGGAAGAAAAAAGAGGAGTTAAAGACCAAGTACGAAGGGTCTCATAGCCTCTTTGGGGTCGTTTGGCAGATAGCTGCTGCGACAGGATGGAATGTTAAGTACATCCTTTGGAAGGTGAACTATCAAGCGCTGCGCATTATGTTGGCTGATGCCCCGCGCTATGTGAAGAAGAAACCGGCAAAGAATAATCTGATGGGATTTTTTCAAACAAAGTTGAAGAATGAGTGAGCCTGTTGAAATAGAGTTCCTGCTCAAGAACAGGACGAAGTCGGGCATGGCGGAAGTTGAGTCCGGGCTCGACTCCGTGCAGCAGGATGCGTCGAAGACGCAAGCTGTCATTGCGACGTTGCGCGAGGAGATGCAGCGCCTGCAGCAGCAGGTTGCGTCTATGCCGACGCTCGATCAGAGCAATAACATCGCCATGATCGAGGCCCTGCAGGCGAAGATCGAGGAGCTCGAGTCGGACATTGCTCGCATCTCAAAGACCGCCAAGTCGGCTTCCACGTCGACTAAGAACACGACCCTTGTCCCTAAAGATGCAGCCAAGGCTCAAAGCACCTTTAACGGGCTGAACATGTCGATTCAGCAGATCGCTCGTGAGATTCCGTCGTTGGCTATGGGTCCGCAGATGTTCTTCTTGGCCATATCCAACAACCTGCCCATTTTCGCGGATCAAGTCAAATATGCGAGAATGGAGTATGAGGCGTTGACGCGAGCCGGGCAGAAGGCTACGCCTGTATGGAAGCAGATCCTCAAATCGCTCTTCTCATGGCAGACGGCGCTCGCCACCGGTATTATGTTGCTTGTGATGTACGGAAAGGAGATCGGCAACTGGATCTCCGGGCTGTTTGGTGCAACCGATGCGGTTGAACAGAATAGGGAGGCGCTTGAACGACGTTTGGAGGTGGAAAAGCAGGCTAACGCCGAAGCACTGAAGACGCAGTTCAACATCCGCGCAACCATGGCGGCTATCGAGCGGTTCAATGGAACGAAGGACGAGGAGAGACGTAAAGTCGAGGAGCTGAATACGAAGTATGGCGAGACGTTCGGGTATTACGACACGCTTTCCGAGTGGTATGACACACTCAAAGCCAAGGCAGAGGAGTATGTCCGGGTGATGTTCATGCAGGCGAAAGCCCAGAGTCTCATCTCGGCGGCGGTAAAGGCCGACGAAAAGGTCAAGGAGATCGAAGCTGTCGGCCCGGAGGAATATCGGCCGTTCTTTGGGAAGGGCGGTAAGCTCTCCATGTTCTTCGGTGGATCTCGCTTCAATCAATACGGAAGCGATGCAGCCGAAATCGAGTACCGGAAGGCACTCGGCGAACAGAAGAAGATCCGAGACGAAGCGTTGGCCGACGCTGAATTCTATCAGAACAGCATTCAGCGGATTCAGGAAGAGAGTGGGATCAACCATGTTGTTGAGGGGTCAGTCAAAGACCTTGAGAACACCATATCGCTCAAACGAAAAGCCCTGAAGGATATTACCAACAAGTCCGATTATGAAGCAGCGCTGGCGGAAATCAAGGTCTACGAGGACAAGTTGGAAGCTATCACCGGCGGGAAAAAGAAGACGGGAAAGACAGGGGATTCGGACAAATCGAAAGCGCAGTCTCTCGAAAAACTGTCGGATATGGAACTCGCCGCCCGTCAGCGAGTCGAGGAGCAGGTCGTCGAGTTGATGAAGGAGGGCTACGACAAACAGCGGGCCGAAGCGGAACTGAACTTCCGGAAAGAGAAGCAGCGCATCGATAAAGAGGAGCAGGAACGGCTCGCTCTGTACGACAAATTAAAGGCATCAGGAGCCAAGGTATCTCCGGCTGACCGATTGACGATCACGGCGCAGGCTGCTACACAACGGGTGCAGGCTGCGCAGTTGCTGGATAACCAACTGGCGGAGATCGACAAGAAGGAGGAAGAAGACAACCGTAAAAAGCTCGAGAAACTCCTCGGCCAGTATCAGGACTACGCTGCACAGCGAGAGGCTATCGAGCGTAAGTACAATGAGGATATTGCAGCACTGCGATCCCAGCTTGGAGGAGGTTCTGATGAACAGATCAATCGAGCCATCCAAGTTGCGGAGGTGTCGAAGCAAAAAGACCTGTCAAGGGTGGATGCGGCCGAGGCATCGGAAGCGTTCAAGGACAGCGATTTCCTGAAACGATTATTCGGCGACTACTCGTCGATGTCGTTCAAGGCGTTGCAGGATCTTATCGCACAGGCTCGGCAACTGCGGGAGTACCTGTCCGGGAACGGGAGCGCCGAAGGAATCACCTTTATCTCCCAGGAGGATCTTGCGAATATCGAAAAAAGTCCGGCCGATCTCGACAAGTTGCGTAAGGCCCTCGACAAACTTTTGAAGGCCGGTTCGGGTAGTAGCAGCAACAAGTGGGAAGGGATATTCAAGACCTTCGAGAAGGGGCTTGCCAAACTGAAAGGGGCCAAAGACTTCAACGATATATCCGACGCAATCGGATCGATCTCCGGCGCAGCATCGAGTGCGGCCGGGGAATTATCGGACATGTTCGAGGCAATGGGCGACACGCAGACGGCCGATGCGATCGGAGGCGTGCAGCAGGTCCTCGGAGCTGTCTCAAACATCGGACAAGGGTTCGCCAAGGGAGGAATCATCGGCGGTATCGGAGCTGCCATCGGGGAAGCTGCGAATTTTATCGGGCAGGCATTTGCCGCGGAAGCTCGCCATCAGGAGGCCCTCAAGGAGATCGAGCGGGCAAAACTCGATTTTCAGCGTCAGTACAATTTGGCGCTTCTTGAACAAAATCTGTTGCTTGAGAAGGCGACAAGCGTATTTGGAGAACGGCAGGTTGAGAAGGCGATCAACGCGATCGATGTATTCCGGCAGGCTTATGCGCAGCTTAAGCAGGAAATGGCTGGATCAGCAGCAAAGGGCGCTGAGTATGCTGCAATGGCCGGCTCTAACATCGACAGGTTCTTCTATCAGGGCCGTCTTTCTGATGCAGCAGAAGCCTATCGGCAGGGGTTGGGTGGCCTGTGGGACGCCCAAATTGTCACAGGCCACAAGAAAACGGGATTGTTCGGATGGGGCAAAGGCAAAGATTTGTACAGCAGTATCCTTGAAGTTTACCCTGAACTGATCGATGCGAATGGGGAGCTGGACACGACGATGCTGCAGACGATTCTCGACACGCGCAAGATGTCGGATGAGACTCGGGCCTATCTGGAGAACCTGATCGAGCTGAAGGATGCGATGGACGAAGCAGAGGAGGCGCTGGAAGATTATCTGCAGCAGACCTTCGGATCGTTAGGCGACGGCATTCTCGATTCTATCACTACTGCCCTGGCTGAAGGTGGAAGTGCGCTGGAGAACTTCGCTGACGAGGCTGCCTCCGTTTTGGAGAATCTGGGTGAACAGATCGCCTATTCTCTGTTCTTTGCTGACAAGTTCGACGAACTCGAATCGCAACTGAAGGATGTGTATGGCGGAGAAGGCAGTCCGGAAGATATTGCGAACGAAGCCATGGAGGTGATTGGGAATTTCTACGATGGCATCGGTTCAGACATGAGTGCGGCGCAGGCGTGGCTTGAGGCGTGGCGAGAAAAGGCGGAAGAGATGGGGTTCGATCTTTGGCAGGGCGGGACATCGCAAAGTGGGAAGGCTGGCGCCTTCACTACCATGACGCAGGATCAGGGCACGAAGCTCGAGGGTCTGTTCACCTCTGGCCAGATACACTGGGCGTCGATCGACGAGAAGATGGACAACGCTGTTTCCGGGTTGGGCGGCTGTTTGGATGTGCTGGGCCGGATCGCAACGAACACAAGTGCATTGCCTCTGATGCTGGCACTGCTGCAGTCTTTTCAACGGGATGGATTAAAAATGAAATAGCCATGATTCTCGAGGGTTTGCTTACGATCAACGGAATAGATCCCTATGTCGAATACGGGGCCTTTCTTTCCGAGGAAAAACAGGATGGGACGGAGAACTACTCGGCCCTGATGAAGCCGTCTGCAGTCAAGGAGCAGAAGGAGGTTTCCTTCCGTGAGCATGACGGAGTGAAGCTCCCGGATCGGATAGTTCAAAGCCGGGAGGCCCGCGATGTCACGCTCCGGTTCACGATCGGAGCCGCCGATAGAGCGCAGTTCCTCACCCGTTATGCTGGCTTCGTTGAGTTCCTGCAGCGGGGAGAGGACGGTTGGCTGGATTTCTACCTTCCGGAACTGGAGAGGCACTTTCGCTTCTTCTACAAGGACTGCACGGGGTACGACCAACTGACCGACTTTGAGGGTGAGGTGTACGCCTCGTTTACGGTCAAATTCAGAGAGCCGAATCCGGCTTTTTAATATCGTTCAAACACCATTCAAACACCATTCAAACGCATAAAACATGAAGATAGGGAAAGACAAAATCAAACATTTCGCCGTCAACTTTGCGGTCGTTCTTGCGCTCGGAGGACCCGGGGTTTGGCTCGCCGCTGGACTTTCGATCGGGAAAGAGTATGGCGATAAGAATGCCACCGGCAACCATTGGTGCTGGTGGGATCTGCTGGCGGATGCCCTTGGCATCGCGGCCGGATATGGTGTGTGCTATTTGATTTGGTTGATATGGAACTGACGATCCATAGCAAGAACCAAGCGCTGAAGCTGACGGTGTCGCCGTCGGACAACTCGATGCGCCAGAAGACGCTGATGTCGGATCATGTCCTGAATCTGACGTTCACGGCTTTCGAGTGTGTGCGGATCGAGGTGCTCGACTACGTGGACTTTGCCGGCGTTCGGTTCTGGGCCATGGAGGAGTACGTTCCCAAAGAGGTGTCGACGGTCGAGTGGGAATACAACTGCAAGTTCTACGGCATCGAGAACCTGATCGGGCAGGCTCTGGTCCTCGAGCTGACCGACGGAAAGAACGACCCGGTCTTTTCGCTGACAGCCCCGGCCCGCGAGCACATGGCGCTTATCGTCGCCAACATCAACCGCAAGCTGGGCGTGACCGACTGGAAGGTCGGAGAGGTGATCTCGACCGAGAACATCACCATCGACTACCAAGGCACCTACTGCGATGAAGCCCTGTCGAAGCTCGCCGATGAAACGGAGAGCGAATTCTGGTTCGATGGCCAGACGGTGAACCTGTGCCGTTGTGAATATGGCGAGGAGATCACGCTCGGCTACGACAATGGCCTGACCAGCCTTGACCGGCAGGCTGCCGACAACATCCAGTTCTTCACCCGGCTGTTCCCGATCGGCAGTTCCCGGAACATCGACCCGGACGAGTACGGTTATTCCCGGCTCCAGCTCCCGAGCAAGATGGCCTATGTCGAACAGAATATCGAACAGGGAATTGTCGAGTATTACGAAGAAGAGGCTTTCTCCGGAATTTATCCTCGCCGGGTCGGTACGATCAGCAGCGTGCGGAGCGAGGAGAAAACCGGCGAAGATGGAGATCCGTTTACGATCTACTACTTCAAGGATTCGGAGATCCCGTTCGATCCGAATGACTACGAGCTGCCCGGACTGGTCAAGCAGGTGACGTTCCAGAGCGGGGAGTTGAATGGCCGCGATTTCGAGGTGAACTACGATTCCCGTAAACAGGAGTTCGAGATCATCACGCAATGGCCCTATGATGACGATACGCAGCTTCCCGGAGGCGTGCTCATCCCGAAGGAGGGTGACTCGTATATTCTGTGGAACATCAAGATGCCGGCCGAGTATTATCCGCTGGCCGAGAAGGAGTATGCCGAGGCTGTTGATGTATATATGCAGAAGCATAACAAAGATCGCTTCGTGTATAAAGGCGGAACGGACTATGTCGATCTTGAGAAGCGTGCTTTGAATATCGACATCGGCCAGCGGGTCCGGCTCGAAAGTGCAAAGTATTTTCCGGCTACCCGCTAAACGGCGCGCCGGATCACCCCGGGCCCTGCGCC